ATTAAAGGGTACAAGAATAGCAGCACGCAGGGAAAACATAAACTTAGTATATAAATCCACTATAATTTTACACAACATGGGGTATACAATTCATGCATTTGTGCTTATTGCCATTAGCTCATGGGCTTTCGGCGGCAGCATAACTGTTGATTACGGAAGAATGGTCATTAAAGGGTACAAGAATTGCAATGTGTCAATAAACAATAATGAAAGAATGGAAATATACCCTGGTGAAAATGGTTATGCACATAACGGACTTGTATTTGGACTAGTGTCATGGTGGTGCGACAACGAATATGGCTCGTTGATTAAGAATATAGAATGTAAGGACTGTGGCCTATACTGCACATACAATCAGCAGTTTGAAATGTGTAGGACTAATGCACCTATCGTCATAGGAGTTACAGTCGGCATCATTATCTTTTTCATTGTCACTTCACTGACACTGACTTGCTTCAAACAGAGACTGATAAAATTGACTAATAGTGTGATAGTGCATATGATAACATCTGATGACAGGGGAAGGGCAAAGAAGGTAAGCACTTTGAATAAGATAACTGGTATGATGAACCCAATTATATTCAGAACATTGGAGACTAAATCAAAAAACATAAATGATATGATAATGGCACGAAGGCTGAAACTCCGGAAGCAACTGACAGGTGATGAGCCCTTATATGGTAAAATATGTGTGGAAAATGAATCTGATGATGTTGAATATTTACAGATACTAGAGGAAAAAGTAACCAAAAGTCCTCATAACATATTAGGAAGGCCTAAGATGCCAATACCAACAGAAAATGACCTTAGGACTGTGAAATATGGACTCAAGAAACCAGGACATAGCATCTATACCACAACAGTTATGGTATTATGTATGGTTTCACTTGCATCATGCTGTGACAAAACCTTGTATCTGACAACTAAGGGAAAGATCTGTAATGAGGCTAGCTGTGTTGAGATTAGCACGTATCAGCTCTCCATAAAGAATGGACAAGTGGTCTGTTTTAACACACCGGAGGGAAAGACACTGAAAATACATCTTAGGAACACTAATGTAATAGTCAGGTACCAAGCATCTTACTACACTTGTGATTACATGTTAAAGACAACATCAACATACTCATGCAAGGCAGCTTGGGGAGATTGTTACTACGGCGGCACTTGTTACCAAGGATATGTACATTCATCACTCAAGAAACACACTGATAACCCACATGGGTATGGATGCACAGATGGGGTAATAGGCTGTGATGCCCACTGCACTGCACAAGTATCTTGCACATGGTATAGGTGGGAAGTCATACCAGACCATAATAAGTGCTATAAGATTTACAACAAAGTTAGCGAAATATGGGAGACCGATGTTGTAATAGATTATGATGGAATGAGGAAAGTGTCAACATTAAACACTAATAACCCAACTTGCAACATGAAACATATGAACCTAACAGGATTGTTGGACTTACCAATTGCTATTATGAGCTTACTCCATGAGACTGTACATGTCAAGGATTCAATACTACTTAATGGAAATATAGGATATGATGTTGATGCAGCACAGATCAATATGCCTGTTAAGAATATGATTGGTGAACAACAATTATCATTAAACAAAAAGACAACAACATTTTATACATCAAGACCAGAAATTGTGTCACTGACATGTGAAGCAAAGGCAATGTATGATGAGCCATCAATAAGAAGGTTACTTAGGACTAAGCAACCATCCATAAGTGAGTTAAATCTAATCAAGAATGGAGACTATGTGATCAAGAGGAAGATACCAACAAATGGGTTTGCAAACATCATGATAAGTAACATCAAGTTTGATCACTTGTTCATGAGCCCAAGCTACTGTAGGATAAAGGTTGAACAAAGTTATGGCTGTATAGGATGTGACACTAAACCATATGTCATACTGAGGCCATATGACATAAAGAATGAGGGAATATTAGAATATGAAACAAATTGCACATGGGCACAATCAGTGTTATCATGCAATCCAGAGCCATACATAATGACATTGGATGACAATAATGACATATGCCTCATATATGTGCCATCTACAAACCAGACAATGATAATAAATTTCAACTTTGTGTTTGTTGGAGAGGTAACAATGCTTAAGACATATTATTCTGAAACATCTACTGAAGCACT